AATTCTCCTATTTTTACCCGCCCAGTTGCTAACAAAGTGTAGCCACAATAGGCGGAATGTTATTACTAAATTGACAGGTCGGTGCGTTTTGCCTACTGATGGCTACACCCGACCGTTACTTCCCCAATCCCCTCACAATCTCCTTGCACCTATTATATACGTGTCGGACCCGATCCATGTACTCCCGGTCGTACCAGTAAGTATCAAGGATTGTGGTTTTGGAATGGAAAGCATTGGTAAAGTTCTGATCGCACATCTCAGCTGAACGGCGATATGTGTACCCTAAAAATTCGCCAGTACAAACCATTAATAATTGCCTTGCAACACTGTATTCTCGCCTACCGTACTTTTGTTTAATCCATTCCGTTCCAATAAATCCAAACTCTTTATTGATAAGATTTATGATTACTGATTCATCTAACCTTAATTCTAATCCTAATCCTGGTGCGATGTATGGGCTCATAATTTAAAATAATATAGGGTGATCTTTAGCCAATTTTGTACGGGAATAACCTATTTGATTAATCTCCTGTCTGCTTAACTTATTTTCCTCGATCCATTTCGTGGCAACTTTAAAAAAGTCCTTTTTGATTTCAAACCCATGTGATTTCCGACCCATATTTTCCGCCGCAATCAAAGTAGATCCACTACCAGCCACCGGGTCAATTACCACGTCTCCAGGATCAGTAAATATACCGATAATCTGTTCCAGAAGTTTTACTGGCTTTTGCGTAGGATGCAATTTTTCAATAGAATTATCGGGCATTGGCCAATCAATACAGTTAAATATCATCTTACCGTTGTTTCGGAATTTGGGTAATTTTTCCCGGTAAAAAATTAATCCATATTCGCAGTTCCCGACAATTTTCATATTCGCCTTTAAAACCTGTGCAGAAAAATTTTTGCGAAAAACTAAATTGATATAGTTATTCAATCCATATCTTTTAGCAAGTTCGATGTAATAAAATTGTTGTTCAAATTCACAAAATAGAACCATACATGGAGCCTCTTTTTTGCCTTTTGGTTCCGGTATCAGCATGGTATTGCAGAAGTGCATAAATTCAGCCGGTCGAAAGTCTTTATCCGTATCAAAAAAAGATTTACCAGCTAATTCACTTTCACCGTTTTTGTTATCTCCGTCTTTGTACCATGCCGGATTAGAAGCGTAGGCATTGTTTCCCAAATTGTACGGCACATCAGCAATTATTAGCTGCGCCTTTGGTAGTTGATAAACTTTATAGTTTTGAAAATGATCGTTAATTAACATAGTGTTATAATTTATTTATCCATTGGTAAAATGATTCAAAATCCTTCGCAATAAAATATCGACCTCCGGCCCGGTTTACTTCAACCTCCATAGCCTTTTGGCTGTCAGACTGTTTATCTTTGCCAATCTTCACTTCGATGGACAAAGCCAACCCTTTGTAAACTCCCATAATGTCAGCTGTTCCTTTGCGGGTTGTGCCGGGTATCCATTTCATGCCCCGACTTCCGACCTCCGTAACGCCCTTGGGTAGCATCCTGCCCGTACTGCTAACACGGGTAGCCGACCCGCCCATAAACAGGATGTAAGCAACTATACATTTAGTCAGGCCATTGGCGGTATTGTCGGCATATTTGCCAGGTGCGATTGCGGACTCCGGAAGCGTTGGGTATTTCTTCCGGAGTTGTTCGCAATGCAGTTGTCGGAGATGTTGTAACCCTGTCATCAGAATGTAATTCTGAATTTTATAATCTTCCCGTTATCCCCCGGCAACCTAACTACTTGAGCAAATCCGTTTTTTTCTAATCTGTTAAGAATTTCGGAAAGGTCATGGATATAGTGCTTGTGCATTAAATCTGTTAAAAGCGTGTTGCCTCTTTCAATCCAATGGTTAGCGAAGGTTTCACAATACTCACTCAAAAAGGATTTAGTTCTGCTTCTCAACCCAAATAATGGATTTACCGTTACTGGCTTTGGAAACGGAATTTTAATATTAGTCCAGCAACTTTCTAAATCATCTTTGCTGACAGTAATTACTAAACCGCCATCACTTGTTTTTTCAATTTTCATAATGTTAATTTATTAATGGTTAATGTCTAAAACGGGAGTCCATCGTTATCATCCTTCACTTTGATTGGTTCGCTTTCCGGCAATTGTACCGGTGCGGGAGCAGGTTGTGCCGGTGTGTAGGTGTCCAGTTCGATCTTCCCGGCAAGGAATCGCTTCTGTCCTTCGCCCTTTGTCCATGCGCTGATTTTGTACTTTTGCCCGTTGATCAGGGCCGTGCCTCTCATGTCCGGCTGATTGGTTCCGGGTTGTTTCTTGTCGTTGCGGAACAGGCTAATGTCGCCTTCTTTTTGTTCGTAAGCCATTTTGTTGATATTTAGTGATTTATAAACTTTCGGGTATACAACTTGCGGGTATATTCGTTACTTCACCGGTTCCGGTAATTTCCTCAGCCACAAACCGATATCTGACCAGCGCCAATAGGTTTCAGGCTTTTTTCTCAGGACTGACTGTTTCATGTCGTCCATGATCCACGTGAATGCCTCCACGGGGTTAACGAAATAATTCCGGTCAGATTCATTCGGCTCCATACAAGTCACCTGGTACTTGCGCCCGCCCAGTTCGATAATGATTGTTTCGCTCATTTGATTTCGATTACTGGTACTTTAGTGTAAATATCGTTGATCTGCTTCTGCAAGATACTAATATGATCATGCATGATCTCGATTTGCTCAACTAACCCCGCAATTACGTGATGCTGCTTTGCCGTTAGCAGATTCTGCTTTTCGATCCATTTGTAAATATAATCCATTTTGCTCATTTGATTATAATTTAAGTGATTTCAATAGTAAATCAATGTATTCTCTCGCTTTCACGACCTTATCCGTTAGCATGGCAATCACTTCAGCATCATATTCAACATCGTAGGACTTGCACCGTAACGATACGTCAAGCGATTCATAATCAAACCTTTCCTCAAAGGTAAAATACTCCGGAGTATTCAGTAACACGTAAACCAGTTTAGCTTTGCGACGTCCGGTCAGGTGCATATATACCTGAAGCTGATAAAAGTAATCGTTGTTTGGTATCTCATCCTCAAACAAGGGGAATGTGTCAAAGTCCCATGACACTTTGGTATCAACTACCAGTTCATCGGTAATAATATCCGGTGTGCCGGTAAAGTATTCGTCCTGAAACATCGCTTCATTTTTCAAGACAAATGGCAGATCACACCATGTTATTGCCCGGTCTATCGCTTCGTCCTCAAGCATGGTTCCTTTCTCCATATACTTAGTTGTCACGGTCTTTCGCATCCCGTACAATTGCTCTTTAAGCCAGGATTTCACATAGGTTTTTGATCCGACCGCAAGTAGGTCGGAAGGCTTTTTGGGATTGTGTGCCAGTACACCGGCACTTGAAGCACGAATTTTAAAAGTTTCCATTACGCAAAAAGGTTTCAGTTTCTTCGCTCATATCATACTTTTTCTTAATGTCCTCGACCGTAAACTTGCCGGACTTCAGCGATTCTATGACTTTGCTCCATGCCGGGTGAGTTTTATCAAGCAGAATCAGCGTGGTATCAACTCCGTATGCGATCATATCTTTGCGGTTTAAGTCGGAGCCAAACAATTTACCCAAATGATCGGCGGCATCTTTTATCGCAACACTTTTAGCATTCGGCAACGCCATGACAATGGCTCCTCTATTGATGTTGCTCATATCTAACTGTAAATGCCCACTATCTTTCTGGGTTTGGATCTCTGAAGCACCAACCCCATCGTGGAACAGCCATTCACCTGTAAGCGGGTGCTTGTAATGAATGCGAACCGTTACCTCGATGCAGTTCAGTAACATACCGGTCTTGACAACTTCGATTTTGTAATTTCCTTTAAAAAGGGATTTCAATAGAAACTCCACCCTCTCGATAGGCAAATACTTATACCCCTTAATGTACGGATGTATTTTCACCCAATCCTCCGGCGGGGATTGGTTAAGGGCTACCGTTAACTCCTCCTGCTTGCGTATCTCTGCAAGATCGGAGTATAAGTCTTTCTTTACGATGTTGCTCATTGTGTAAATAGTGTCAGTTGGTTCATCAAAGGTAAAACTATTTTTTACAACTGCAAATTTTTTTTACATTATTTTGCAAATATTTTCACTAACAAGGAAAGCCCAGCCCGTTACCAGGCCAGGCTAACCACCCCCAAACACAACTCAACAGACCTAAATTAG